ATAATAATGATACATTTTGACCCTTTAATCATTATAATGGTACAACATCAGCACGATTTCAATACATATTTCATAAAAAAAAGATGAACTATTTCTTAAGATTTTTGACGTCATAATAAATTCTACATTATTCAGAGCCCCCGTATTTACGGGTTTTTTGAGATTTCGGCCAAAATCTCGTGTCACTAACGTGTCGCTAACCATTTAAATTTATTTGTGTCAGTTTATGCCTATTTGTAACAACTTTATCCTACATACTTCTTCCCACCATAATATGCAGATACTACAGTCCGAGCAAAGCTCTCCATGTATTCTTGCCAACAATACCGTCAGCTGTAAGCCCATGCGCTCTCTGGAATGCGATTACTGCCGCGCGTGTTCCAGTGCCAAAAATTCCATCTACTTTGCCACAATTGAATCCAAGACTGTTCAATCTCTCCTGAATCAATCTCGTGATATTTCCCATTGCTCCTTTTCTACAGGTCGGGCAACCTGCGAGAGTGTTCTTTCCCGGAATGCCATCAACTTTCTGATTAGAAAACCCTTGAGTATTACACTCTGTCTGCAATCTGCGTACCCAGTCATTTCCAGTGTATGTTGTTGGCGTTTGGGCTGGCGTGGAATTAACTGGTGTATTTGATGCAGCTACTCCAGCAATCTCCGCGAACGGGAAATTCGTGCCCGGACAATTGGTAGAGCATACATCTCTGTGAGCCTGGACCTTACTGAATCCATACTTGCCTTTCAGGTAGCCTAACAACTCTCGGCCGGCGTTGATCTGTGCCTGTGGCATGGTCTCCGTCATGTAAGACCCCTCAAAGCAAATTCCGATACTGTCTGAATTGCTACCCTTTGCATGGGAACCGACTGCGTTTTCTGGTCGGAGTCTGTAGATAGAGCCATCTTTTCTTATCAGAAAATGATAACCAGCACCGGACCAGCCGTTCTGCAGATGCCAACGGTGGATATCCTCTGCAGTACACTTAGAAGCTTCCGCGTGATGCAGGATTGCTCTCTTGGTTGATTTACGTGTGGATAATGCTCCAAATTCAAGGTTTGTTTCGATAATGTTCATACTCTTCTCCTTCCTGTGCGATGTCGCACACTATATAATATGTAAGAGGACGATTACTCGCCCTCTACTTACACTGCTGTTTATACAACTGATTTACTCCGGTCGCTGCCAACCCACTCGCCATTCCGACCGCAATTGCATTAATCACATCTCCGGCCGGAAAATCCGGCATTGTGTATAGTCCGGCAATGCCCAGAGCTCCGCCACATACAGCCATGATGACCGGAATCCATTTGTCCGGAATTTTCTCATAAGCCTTACAGCCAAGTCCAATCACATAGCAGATTGCTACGATTCCAACTACTGTTCCTAATGTTGTAATATCCATATCATCTAATCCTCCTGATCATGCGCTTGCTTATTTATATGCTTCTCAATCTTGTCTATTGCCTCAGTTACTGGACCATTGCACCCCTGCTCCTTAAGTCCTTTCAAGCAAGCGAGAATTCCATAAGTCAGCAAGCATTGTTCTGACTTTACTCTTTCAATTTCTACGTCCTGCTGATTCTGCTTTAAGTACCACTTGTACACCGCAAAAATAGCAGAAAAAATAACCACTACGGCTGTCAAAAGACTTCCGGCCATAATGATTGTGTTTACGTCTACATACACTCTATGTACCTCGATTCTTTAATTTTGCGTATAAAAATAAGACCTTACGGTCTTGCACGTATTTCCATATGATCACCTCGATTTTGAGCATAAAAATGCCAACCATCAATATTGGTGGTTGGCATGATAATTATAATGCTCGATATTTGTTATCTTCTTTCGCTATACGTGCATCATCCAATAGGTTTTGAACCTCCATGTCAACAATAGATGGATTTCCATTTCCAAACTTTTTATAAAGTTCATCAATTTCTACTGGACCAAAATCCTTGATATACTGCAACATACTCAGATTGCATACTTTCCCAACGCGTACCATAGGCATACCTCCTATATATTTAATATGTAGAATTATACCATTTTAACCTCTCTTATTCAATCGTCCATCTTTCTTCAAATTTTTCTCGGTTCACCAAATCTGATTTCCATATTCACCTCGATTTATTTGAAGAAGCCACTACCTAAGTAATGGCTTCTTCAAATACAATAATATCTTTTTCTTTTAAATCAAGTCTTTTGGCTACATCTTCCTTTTGGACATTTTGAAACAAACAATTTTATTTAAACCGTTTGAACCAGTTTTTGTAATATTCCCAAAATGAGTATGATTCAGGAACAACCGTTTCCACTGTCTCTGATTCTGCTTCTGCCTCTGTTTCCTGAATTTCAGTTTCCGTTTCCGTCTCAATTTTGATATCAAGCGGGTGTTCCTCTAACCATTTTTTGGCAGCGTTGTCGCAAGCTTTATCAATCTCCTCCGACGGCGTGTATTCAATTTCATTCGGTGGCGTCAGGTCTCCCCAAATGTTGCCGCCACCAAGCGGCGGTGTGCAAGCCCAAGTCGGTGTGGCTGTTGCTACTGCAATCATAGATGTAAGTAAAATTCCAATTATTTTTTTCATTTCAATCTTTCCTTTCACGCGAAAAAGGCACCCTTACGGATGCCTTAAAGTCCGCTTTAGTTATTACTTTTTCTATCAACTTCTTTTGTGCCAACGCAACTATGTATTTTATTGCGTTCGTTTAATAAATATAATATCACGTAAACAATATACATAATTAAGTCATTTATTTTAGCTCAGTAACAGCTCCGTTTCCTGATTTATAGATATATTTCTTTCTGACCTTATCATACAAGCAAAGTGTTCCATCAGATTTCTTGACCGGAATCATATCTGCCTGTAAGGTATCCCCAGAATAGATCTGTGCATAGTAGATCTTGCCTGTCACGCCTGTTCCAGCTGGTGCTCCGTTCTTGCTCATATTTCCCAGATAATACGGACTTGTAAGTGCGAATGAATCTATCGCATCTGTGGCTACAGTTGTGTCCCCAAATTGATAACTTACGCCCGTCTGGTTAATAATCCAGTCTCCGTTCCAATAGTTTGCCGGTTTTGCCGAACTATTTACTGTTCCACGCACTGCATAAAAGTTATCTGTGCAGGTATATCCGAACTTATAGTTATCGTCACGTGCCCCAGCAATGTATGTAGTTCCGCTCTGTAAGTTCCATTTCGCTTTTGTGTTGGTATTTTCGTCCGGCATAATCTCCGTGTCAAAATAACAATTACCGTCCAGACTCAGGCTCGCAAGCTCTGTATGGTCTGTCGCTGTGCTCTCGTTAACCGTAACGTTACACTGTGCCGTGTATCCACCATCTGCGGTTGTTACAGTTACGACCGAAGAACCAGCTGTCTTGGCAGTCACCTTTCCACCAGACACGGATACATTGGAGTTATTAGCACTCCAAGTAACACTCTTATTGGTTGCGTTGGTTGGCTGTACCGTAGCCGTAAGCTGTGCAGAATCCCCGGCATCCAGTGTTAATGTCGTCTGGTCGAGCTTAACACCTGTGACCGCAGCGACCTCTGGTGCTTCGGAAGCGGATATTGAACCGATGCCCTGATTCTGTAATGCCTGGTCGATTACCGGACAGTAGAATGTACGATACCACGTCTCGTTCGGATGTACACCATCTCCCTTCTTGCTGTTCGGGTTATAGGTGTATTTGTCTTTATTTGCAGACGTCATGGCAATCTGAGAATAGACACGCATATCTAAGTATGGCATATTCCACTTCTTACAGATCTCGATTGCCTTTTCGTAGATGGAATCCAAGAACGAATTGTCCTTACCAAAACTATGCGGAATAATGTACAATTTTACGGCTAATGGATACCTGTCCATGATGTACTGTAATGAGCTTTCCAATGCTCCACAGAATGTACTGGTATCATAGGTTGCATCATAGCCAGCCGTGATAGAGCCGATCGAGATACCATTATTCTTATCGTTCACGCCACCATCCAGAATAATTGCATCCGCAGCACCCGTATACGATGTAATCTGATTAACAATCGGTGTATGTGCTGGACTGGATGTCACAGCCATGTTAGCTCCCGACTCAGCGTTATTAATCCATGTACCATCGGGATATTTTTCTTTCAGCGGTTGAACGATGCCTGTTCCCTCTTTCCATCCCCAGCCGGCTATAATGCTATCGCCGAAGGCTACTATTGTTTTTCCTTTGTACGGATTCACTGTATCACCTCCTGTATATGTTCCTGTGATTCCAAAAAGTTCTACACCCTCTTTAATATTTTCCGCTAACAAATTTGCATCACCTTTGATTGTCTGCGTTCCAGATAGGTATTTTCCAGACGAAATCGTTTGATCTGTTGTGCTTGGTGTAATCGTCTGTGCAGCCTGGCTCTGAATGGAACCTGTTACTCTTCCATTGTTTGTATAACCAACAATTCCCGATAGCATCTTACCTGCTGTAGCATCAGCATCTGAACCAGATATACGGATATAATACTTATTATCTTGGACACCTTTTAACGGATATGCGTCTGCCGCGTCTGCCGATATATAACCGAGCAGATTATCACCTTTTACTGTGTCCGGTGCATCCTTTACCGTCATAACCGTATACGGATTGATAGCAGAGTACCTACCCTCTCTCAGAATTTTCTTCGCTTTTCTGCCCACCGAATCTTCCGGTAGATAATATGTGTCACCACTTGTTGTCCCTTTATTCAATTCAAAATATCCGTCATCCGTTATAGTCCAACCAACATATGTTGTACTATCATATCCGTTAGGGAATGTTGATCCACTTAAACTTTTTGTTGTATAATCCCACTCTTCTTTAGTATCATATATTGCCCATACATAAGCACCAGTTCCGATTCCTTCTGCCGTTCCACCTTCGCATTTGTGCGTTCCAGTGATTCGCTCCCCGGAAGCGTTGTGTCCAATAACTCCGGATAATAGCTTGTCTGGCGTTACTGTGTCTCCTGAGATATCTATGACTGTCCTTGAGCCATACATTACCTTATTGATTCCCATATCGCGCCTCCTAACCAATATTCACGGTCGTTCCACCGGATTCTCCGTCAGATTCTTCATACGGGATGGCACTGACTGTTACGCTTGACAATCCATCGTATCCTGTATCTGGAGTAACTACTTGTGTAGTCTGTGTTGGAGTTGCAGTCTTTTTTTGCATTTTTGCTGTCCCAGTATTGTTTGAAGCCGGTGTCTGACTTCCGAAATACCAGACTACGTAGTTAATCTGAATATCTTGCTTTAGTACGCCACTGTCCATGACTGCGAACCAATAGTCATTCTTAAACGTAGCTCCTTCCACATGCACGGTCTGATTGTCTCCATTTCCATTTGCGAACATCGCCATTGTATTTCCTCTTGATGCATCAGTTACACCGAATAACTTGTTAATCTCACTTACGGAGAGCACTTTTACTGATGTTTCGGTTGCGGCCGGGATGGCTAATACCTTGTATCCGACCTTATACGGCATCAGTGATTTGAGTATATTGCTATTTAATTCAGTAAGTTCTTTCTGTAGACTTGCCATGTTTTTCAGAATATTGAACATCGGCTCGACTGCTGTTATGTTCAACCCTGTAATCTTCACCCTATAGAGTGCCATCTCATGCAGCGTTGCTCCTGACCGGATATCTCCTGTTGTTACTTCTGGATCCACAGCAGCTCCTGCATTCGGTGTTCCTTTAATAACTGCATATTCTGTAGACTCTATCTCGGAACTCTCGTCTTTTTTGTATCTCCTTACAATGATGTCGTTTCGGTTCATGCCTTGTGTACCGTTCGCAATGGTCACATCTGTATATCCGCTCGCCGGAATCACATCTCTGCGTCCCTGTATACAATACACTGCATCAAATATACGGATGCTGTTATTGGTAAGCACCTGTGCCTCAGATTCTCGCCCTCCTTCCAGCACATAATCATCTGCGCCGAAGGTTGCTTGATTTGCAAGTCCAATCTGTGTCTCCGTAATATGTGGACCGCCTGCATAGCTGTCCATCAGAGTAGTTGTTATAAATTCTGCCATTACTCTTCTCCTTTCAACTTATACGAGATGCTCATGCGACCTCTTCCCGTTACATCTACAATCTTCCGGATAACCGGCGCTGCCATATAAATATTGGTGATATGCTCTCTGCCGCCAACGATGTCTCCAAGTTCAAGATCTGTATCATCTACGGATATTTTTAATTGTTTATAATTCTTCAATTCTTCAAATTTATCCCTGCCTTCCTCTTCCAATTCTGCCAAAGTATCAACGGTCGTATTCTCATAATACTGTTCTATCAGATCAATGCCTGTATAATACTGTCCTTTTCGTATACTTCCGTCTGGCCACGCATAGAGATCTACCTGCTGGCGTTGCTCGACCTCGCCAGCTCCAAGGCATATAAGATGATTAACCCCATTTTGATAATCTAAGATATTCAGCTTTACAGAACCATCTTCATTCAGTTCTATGTTACTGGAGTGATCTGTAATCGGCACAGCTTTGAGCAACACATACCCTCTCCCGTTTGCCGGTCCTTGTTTGTACTGAATTTCAAGTCTTGCGTCTTGCGCTGCAAGTGCCTGGTCAAAAGCATCTAGTAGCATCGTCTGCAATGGGACTTGATAGTTATTAAGGATAATCCCGCTATCTTCTCCGGATACCTCGAACAATTCCGTCATCCCAAGTTTTGTAATATATGCAGATAATTCCATATTTGCTTCACCATTCAGATAGACGTATGTATTCTTGGCTGGATTAATTGCCCGTTGATTCAATAGACCTCTCCAGGTCATTCCGGTAAGCTTCACCGTCTTATCAGATGTAATCGGGTTCGTGTTCCTTATCAGGCCTCCATACTCTGTATCAGGGCAGAAAAACCGGCAGTTTCTTCCGTGCCGTTCCTTATCATAGAGACTACTCTGGATTGTTATCTGGAAATCATTGTCTGTTCCCAGGACCATATTCACACCGCAATGCTCAAGAGGACCTTTCTCCTGTCCATATATGTCCGTTAATGTAAAGTCCATCTTGGCGTCCCCCTCTCATTAAAAAGAATGATGTCAAAGCCGAACGCTCCATTCCAAGACACAATACTGAGTCCGGCCGGAATCTTCTCCCAGATAGAACTCTCATTATTCTTGCTATTGAACAGGTTTTCCTCTGTTCCATCAGCTTTTACCTTGACAATTTTTCTGTCCTTAGCATACCTGGTACTGGAGTCAATGACTGCATATTCGCCATCATACAATGTCGTCCGAAGCTCATATATATGTCCAGCGATTCGGATCAGCGGATTAATGCATGGACCATAGATAATCATCTTAAACCCAGAAGCTGTATAATTATTATTGTTAATATACTGCAGGTTCCTGACCTTGGAAAATTCATAAGGCACATCATAAGGAAATTCCAACCATTCCAATGCTTCAGAACTTTCACTACCTTTCTTATGGAACCGGAACTCTTCCTCGGTAATCCAATACGGATAATCGCTCTTAAATGTCAACTCATTGCTAATACTATCAAGATCTTGTAGCCATCGGTCTTTTGTTGTTCCGACAAGCCAGCCTTTCATATAGCTGGATCCAACATAGAGTCGTCCTGGCGTTGTATTCAACACATCTTTTTCAGCTACATTTTCTAATTGATCAATAGCTTGCTCCAATGACACTCCAACTGCATGTATTTCTATATTTAGCTTTTTACTGGTGATTTTTCTTTCCCACCCTTGAATCCTGTCATCATCTTCAATTGCATCAAACTCTCCATCAAACAAGTCTCCACCAGTGACCATATACGGCCACTGGCAGAAGTCAATTCTTTCAGAGTTCTGTGCTCCAATGTAATAGATATTATACATAATCAATCAAATCCTTTATTAGTCTAGCAAACTCTCTATCGTCACACTTAAATCCAATTCCCGCTGCAATCATGGCGTCAACTGTGGCTCGTCCAAATTTTTCATAATCAAAATCTTTGCTCTGTCCCTGTACGCTCACATTGACACTCGGCGCGCTTCGGTCAATCATTCCAATCATACCTTCTAAGCCACCGTAAGATCTAAGCACGTCCGCCTCTTCTTTGGTAAGTACCCACTCGCCTTCGTCCAGGTATGCCGGATACAAATCACCCGGCACATAATCCAACCCGACTTTTAACCTAGGGATGTTTGATACGTGGAATCCTTTTCCTCCCACTCCTGGAACCCAGTCCGGAATTTGAATCTGGTTAATTCCATTAATAAAACCATTAATGCCATCGATTACAGCATTTAGAGGTCTCTTAAATGCATTCCCTACCCCTGCCACGATATTGGTAAAAATATCAACCACATTCTTCCAAGCTGCGCGCCAATTCCCAGTGAATACATTTTTTACAAAATCAACAAGATTTCGAAATATATTAGTTACATTACCAATCACTGAAGTCGCATCTGATAAAAAATTTGACAGCACATTGGAGACCATGCTTCCCATAACTTGCAACGCCGGAACTAACAAGGACATAATTGCATTCACAATTGGCGTTAACGCGTTTGCGAGTGGCGTCAGTCCTTGTGATATCAAGTTTATAATCGGCTCTAGCAACGATAGAAACAAATCAAGAATTGGCTGTAAAGCACCTATTACTGCTTCCAGAATCGGCATCAATGCAGATACTAACTCAATTAGAGGCGGTAATAACGCGCTGATTATTTTCACCAACGGCGGAAGCAGCATACTCAGCAGATTCGTAATAACCGGCAGGATTTCTCCAACCAATTGCGCTGCTAACGGCAAGATATCGTTAATCGCACTCAGTAACACTGGGAGGATCTCATTCACAAGATCCATAAGAGGTTCTCCAATATCTGCAAGAGAGCCCATTAGTACCGGAAGAACATCCTCGATAGCCGGCTGTAACGCTTCGATTACATCTGATACGGCATCAATAATCGGCGGAAGAGCATCTTCCAATAATGGCAATGTATCGTCAATCAGTTCTGCCAAAAGCGGAATCAACTGCTCACCTAATGGAACGATTAATACTTCGAGACTTCTTTTTAGTCCCTCAAATACGGAACCGATATCATCGTATTTGATGTCCTTGATCTGCTGCATCGCTCCGGCAGTATCATAAGCACCATCTTCAATGCTTGCTAATGCTGTAACGGCTTCAGGACCAAGATCCTCCCACATAGTACCGAACAGATCAACACCTGCGGTATTCTGTTCCAATGGGTCTTCCATAGACGCAAGAGCTGCAATTGTCTCCTGAAATGCCTGCTTTGCGGTATCGCCTCCGGCAGAGAATTTTGCTGCCATCTCATCGGCATTAAGACCAATGCGCTTAAATCCGTCAACTGTCGTATCAGAACCATCAATGGCACGGATAGAAAACTCTTTGACTGCATCACCAACCTTGTCCAAATTAAAAGCTCCGGATTCCGCACCTTTCTGGAATACCTTGAACATATCATCAGCATCCAGTCCAACTTTTGCGAACTGTACAGAATACTCTGAGATACTATCGAGAAGCTCTCCGGAATAATCAAGTCCATTCTGAGCACCTGAAGCAATGAGATTCATTGCCTCTTCGCCAGATGTACCAAAATTATCCATCATAGCCTTGGCTGCTCTGGTTGACTCCGGTATTTCGTATCCGAACGTATCACGCAATGCGAACGCTGATTCGGTTACATTCTGCAGTGACGCGTCATCAAGATCACCGAGATTCTGAGTGATTGATGCCATTGCCTCACCGATGTCTTCGAAGGAATCCCCGTAATTATTGGTGTAGATATCCTCCATGACCTTTTTATATCGTTCTGTTTCCTCGGTACTTTTCCCGGTACTGGCAATGTATTGGTTCATTGCCTGGTCGATATCATTCGCGCTTTTCACAGCAGCAACACTGACGCCTGCAATCGCCGTCCCTGCCGCAAGCATACCCGCTCCAATAGCCTTGGCTGTTCCTGATGCTATAGATGATAGCTTGGATCCATGCGACTTGGCGGACTCCTCGCGGTTCTGATACGAATCATCATCATCTTTTTCCTGTTTGTCATTTTCCTGCTCATTCTTCTTGGTAACGTCCTCTTTTACAGATTTTTTTACCTCAGCGCTTTCCTTTTCCGCATCTTCCGATTTCTTCGCTGTCTTCTTGGCTGATTTTTCAACCTTTTTCCCTGCCTCATTAAGATCTGACTCAAGTTGACTGTCATCAGCAACAATTTCATAAGTAACTTCTCCGCCACTGTTCTTGGACACCTGCCCCACCTGCCTTTATTCATTCGCCGGCACAGTGGCACAATGGCTGTTATAGTCTTATTTCAAATTCCTTCCTGCAGTCTGGATTTTTGCACTTAAAAAAGAGCCCTCTGCAACTGGCTCCCGCCTTGTAAAATATGTTCTGTTTATGTCCGCAATGTGGGCACTCTACCTTTTTAATTTTCTTTCCGTCCGCTATCATCTCTTTGCCATTCCCTCCAATGTATGGAACAATAGATCTAATCCAGACTGCCCTCCCCCGCCTTGCACCGGAAGAGCATAATAAGATTTCATCTCATTGATTTCCTGTATCTCTTTTGAATTCTTGCCGTTGTATTCCGGAACCGGCATCTGCCTGATCCGCATGATCTGTTTGATTTTTGTATCCACTGGCAATCCATTGAACAGATACAAGAACTTTTTCCAGGGTAATCTTCCCTGCTCGTCAATAAGATCAATCCGGTATGCCTGCATGAATGAAGCGTAAATGTAATCTCCGTCCCGCTCAAAATCTAACACCGGAACTGGACTTTTCTTTATTTGCGGACGTTTTTCCACTTCAATGTACCTGCTCGTTATATCCTGCATGAGCTTCAACTGTTCTACTGGCTTCAATAACCTGAGATTCCACCTGTTTCGAATCAACATGCTCAACGCCTGTTGAATCTTTTCGTAATCCGTCAGCGATTCCTCTTTGTATAGCCTCTGTACTTCAAGGACAACATCGAAAGCCGGGTTGATGTCAAATCTCCCTTTGTCTGTGCAAATACGATAGGACGGAAGCTCTGTCAAGACTCCCATTACCAGAATCTCCGTCTCTTTTTCGCACGATTATACTGACTCACCAATGCTTTCTTATTCTCTGCCTTGATTTCAGTAAGCCTTGGAATAACAACTCCTGTAATAAATGGGATGACTTCCTTTGCCATCTTGATATAATGGTCTTTGTAGAACTGCTGAATGGTCTCTGTCCCATCTGCTCCAAATACGGCTTCAAACATGTCTATTTCTGCTCTTCCAAGCATCTCGACCGCATCACTTAGCTGTTCGTTGCTGGCTTCTTTTCTTTTGATTTCCTGCACATCTGAAAGCGCTCTGACCAGTGCCGTGTATTTCCGGTTGATCTTTGCGACCATATCATCTGCATCCAAGGATACTTTCAATGTATGCTGCACAACGCCATTTTCATCTACCAGTTCGAAGTCTTCCTCAAATCTTTTGTTTCGTTTTGCCTGATATGCCATGATCTTTACCTCCTAAAAAGGGGAGAGCCGTGCCCTCCCTACGCTGTTGTACCGATTGACGGACGTCCATTACCATGAATGGTCACAGTCAGTGAATTGATATTATTCGCATCTCCATAAGCCGGCGTAATGTTCGCCAGTGTAATCGGCCAAATAATTATCTTTTTGCCTTTCTGCAGCTTCATATGTGTCTTTCTCTTCTCGCCAAGTCCGTACATCACATCATCACTCAAAATATAATCACACGCATCATCACCTGGCTTCACTGAGCCTGTCAGTGTTAATGTAAGCTGCGCACCTGTTACCTCACTGGATCCCCAGCCTTTGTCGGCGTAATAAGTAAGCTGTTGAATGACCTCATTTAAGCTCTGCGCCATATTTGTTGTCAAATTCGCAAGCGACGCCCAAGTAGGCTGTCCTTCTGCCGGAGACGTGTTGATGAATGCCTCTGTCTCATAGTTGATTTCCGGAGTAATCGGATTACTTGGGGCATTTGGCTCCGCGAATATCTGTAAATCCATGTTCTTCATAATATCACCCTTTCTTAACAATATATTTTACAGTTCAAGATGCAGGAATAATGATATACCCCATCCTCATCTCGCCCTATCTTACTTGGTTCCTTTGCTACTGTTGTGTCCAGCCACGAAAATGTCTTTCCTTGTGGATACTTCTTTAATCCCTGCAGGTATCCGGCAATCTCACACAGTTGTTCCAAGCAACGCTTCTGATCTGCATGCCGGCACAAGAATAATACCGGGATCATCTTGACTTCCTGCTTGTTGTAACTGACAGACTCCGTGAATCCTTCACCAAGTTCAGCATATATACCTCCGTCTTTCGGAAGCTCTTCCAGGGAAATCTCCGTGCCAAGACTGCAGTTCTTCTCTGCCGTATCTGTAATTAGTTCTAATAATTCTGTCAGCATCACTTAAGCCTCCTTTTTAGTGCCGCCTGATACACTTGCTTCCACTGTTCGCCGTATACCTCTCTTGCATATTTCGCCCATTCCTCATGCGCAAGCGCAGACGTGAAGGAAAGCTTTTTCGGTCCATAACGCCTTTCTGTTGGATTGCCATACATCACATCTCCATTCCAAAGATACTGCGCATATGAAGTATGCCAACGCATCGTATATTTACCACCCGTGGCTTTTTTATCACTGTTGTCCAGTCCGCTACCTTCAAGATCTCCTTGGTCAAGTGGAACATGTTTAGATGCATCTTGCAACGCCTGTAACCCCATATCTGTCAGTGCCTCGTTACTCGCTGCCTTTATTAATGCAGCTGCCTGTGGTGTTCGCAACGTAACTCGTGTCTTAATTTTTGCCATATCTCACCATCCCTATCTCGTAATGATGCAGTTTTAAATTATCATACAGAGTCTCTACCGTTTTTATCTGATGTTTCTGACCGTTGAAATCAACTACTTGATCAACTTCAAAAGAAACATCAGAAGGTCTGCTGTTGCGACAGTCATAGAAAAGCGTAGCAGCCAACTGTACCTCTGCATTATTCTTATCCCGGATAATCTGTTTGGATGGCTCTATCCGGATGTTAGACAGTTCCCGTCCTCCATTCAGTTCGCCTTTCCCCCACTTATCCACATTGACTCGCTGATACAGGGTGGCTGTGTGAATCAACAGTCTTTTTGGAATCGGTCTCATCAACAGCTCCCTCCTCGATAAGTCAGACCAGTCGGCCACAAGATTCTTTCTGCCCTCGGTGAAAATATAGATTGCTCCGTAGACCCATTGCCCGAAGATGCTCCAGAATATGAAAATTTTCCAAGCGTTGCTCCAGACATTCCATTTCCCATGTCCATCTCTGCCCCGCCGTTTGCATCCAGGTATTCCATCTGAGCACAGACAGCATTCTTCACAAGCTTCTGTGTACTTTCCGACATCATTGAAAAGCCTTCTTTGGTTAACCTGTATAGCGTCATCTCTTCAATGATTTCTCCTGCTCGCTGACATAAAGTTGGGAAGTCGGCAGATTCTACCGGCTCCCCTTTGAATACATCATTGTAATATGTTTCATCCACATACATTCAGATCAGCTCCTTACACCTCTGTACGCTTCACATATACGGTCTGTGGTTTTGAGATCTTCATACCGTAAATCTTACGACCCTGTACTGCAGAAGCTCCGATATATTTTCCAGATCCACCAAGATCCTGAATATGGACATCCACACCCCACTCCTGCACACGATGGCACCAATTCGGGTGACCGGCAATAAATTCAGTTGTAGTCTTCTTAGATGCAGCGATTTTCGTATCATCAACCATTGTATTTCCTGATTCAAACAGTGCGAATCCAGCAATTGCTCCTGTTGCACCTGCCTCTTTCATTCTCTGAGAGAGATCTCCCTGGCGAATAAAGTGGTCGTCCATCATCAGCACCGCCATGAACTCTGGAGAACAGATCATCCAGCGTCCCGCTGTCGGGACACCAATTCGTGTCAGATAGGTCTTGGCATCGAGCACATGTTTGTATGCATTCGCATCTGTAGCAGCTGTTTTTGTTGCACACACTTTAATACCTTCCGTTGTCTCCAACATATTGATAGATTTCTTATCCATCTCCAATGCAAGTGCGTATCCAGCTGAATCCAAGCGATCTGCAACCAGATTATCCGGAACTGCTGCGGCATCATATCCGTCAATCAGCTCATTGACTGCTTTGTCCTGGTCGATGTCCAGATCAATATATCCGGTCGAACCTTTGTCCAGGTCAACTCCCGTAGCTTTGTCATAATCCTTGACCGCTACTTCCGTGTCTCTTACCGGAATCTTAACTTTTCCGGCTTTTGGATCTCCTTCATAGTTAGTGTTAAAAATATAGTTATCTCTTGTAACAAGAGTCTGTCTGAGCTTTTTATCCACCAGAGAAGACCAGCGCTCCTGGTGTGCGTGTGCAAAAAGCTGTAAATACATCATAAATTTCATACTGTTATCACTCACTCCTTAATCATCTTTTAATCCTGGATTCTTTGAATAGAACGCCGCCTCAACACCAGACATTTTCTTTCTGCGACCATTCTGTCTCTGTCCCCAGGACTTGCTTCTCGGTTCTTCTTCATCATCCTCCTCGTCTTTATCCTTGGAAGATTCTTTGAACTGTGGGTATTTCTTCAATACCTCGTCGATAGCGTCCTCGATATCCATATCCTCGTCTTTAGCCATGTGCACTCTGGCCAATGCAAGAACATCATCCACACAAGACTTATCCACGTCATGCTCCAGGCATGTCCATTTCATCTCCATCTCATCTGCCTTGGCAGCTTTATCACGGAGCTCCTGTGTTTCAGTATCATCATCTTCTTTCTCGCTACTCTCTCCGGTCTTGACCTTACCGTTCGGTTTCTTTCCAGCCTTTTTCTGCTGTTCTCTCTGCCATTTTCTTTTTTCTCTGGCAAGACGTTTCTTGACAGCATCATCTACATCCTTCTGGGAGAATTTCTTTTCATTCTCTTCCGGCTCATCATCGTCATCGCTGTCGTCATCATCGTCTCCTGGCTCATCATCATCTCCGCCTTCATCTCCCGGATCATCATCTCCTCCGTCTCCGGCAAAAACCTGCAGATTCATTGTCCAGTATCTTTCTTTCATGTTCATGTTCTTCATGATATATCCTCCATTTCTCCGCTTAACGCCCGTCGGCAGCCGTAGCTTGTACGTATTCAGTACCATAAGTTCTCTGTATGTCACTTACGGCAATAAAAAAAGAATCTACCAGAAGGCACCCCTTTTCTGATAAATCCTTATATTCTATATCAATATGCCCGTCAGCAATGTGGTAAGAGATCTCGTCATATGTAAGCGCTTTGAGCGAATGTACAAGTCCTTGCGTTAATGCTGATACAGCAGCACAAATGATATCATTTCCGATTTCTGCATATCCTGCATGGCCATCTACCGTCAGACCAGTTCTGGTAATATTGATTGCAATCAATAGCACCACCTCCTAAAAATGTGTATAAAAATACCACCAACCAGTTCTGATCAGTGGCGTTAATCTTCCCTATGATTCGGACATTTTAAACAGATTTCCTTATAACCAGTGACTTTTCGCACCGCTTCCGGAATTGTCCAATCAGGTGCCAGTCCTTCAACATTCATATGGATATCAAAGCATATCCCATCTTCAATTTCAGTCCCCAATAACGGACATTTAATCTTTTTTGATGCCATATTTTTCTGCCACCTCCCTGATTTTTAGTGTTTGTTCATCGAATTGTTCTTTCTTAAATGCTGTTCGAATATTATTATTTTCTGTATCAACGTATACGGCTCCATTAGGTCCGTAATAGTTTACAAATCTTCCATTCCAGCGAGTAAGAGAAATATCCGCTTCTTTTATAAATCTTTCTGCCTCTTCTCTGGAAACGCTATGTTCTCTTTCTGCATTTATATGTCCAGCATCAAACGAGAACTCCGAAACATCTATCTTATCCGGATTAATTCTTGGAACACCTCTTATTTTTGCTTCTGTTAGTTCTTCTTTTATTTTATCATTTCTTATCTTTAAAGCAACTTCTTTTTGTACTTTCTTATTCTTCGCCACAGCTTCTGCAGATAATCTCTTATCAAATCCAACTACCTGTTCCCTGTCAGTCCTGCGATGTAATCCGGGAGTATCTTTCACATAATACTTTAGCTTATTCTCCGTATGCTTAAGCTTTACAGAAGCTTCCTCGACCCCTTCCTGATCTCCTGCCGCGTCCAGCATCATACATTCCCGTTTCTGCTTTCGCACTTCCCTCTCAAGAGCTCTCTGCACCTGTGTTTGCTTATACAGCTTATCATTAGCATCCATATCCTCTGTCGGAAAATGCCTTTGTATATTCACGCCTGGAATGAATGGCCACTTATGATGCCCGCAATTAATTCCGAGAATCCCGTCCGGTTCACCATAGCTGGAAGAATTCCAAGGGTAATACTGAATCTTCTTTCCATGCAGATCTTCTGTGTACCCGCTCCCATTGTTCAAGTCAAATATCTTGCCTTGATCCTTTGCGCATTTGGGGCGTGCACCGGAATGACTGTCGATCTGTATCAAGTGACACCCAGCATCTCGTATCCTGGCGTCCTGAACTTCCTCGGCCGTACTTCTGGCCGTATTCCTCATAGCCATGTTCACATAGGCTTCTGGGGTCCACTCTCGCCCTCGCTTATCTACGAACGCCGGAATTCCCTTATCATTCAACTGTCTGATGCACCGTCTAACCGCCTGTTGTCTTGACTCAACACCACTCACCACTCCTCCAGCGCCACTGTTCAGAATGTTCCATGCCTCCTGCGCTATATTGCTGACGAGACCCTTGTACTTCTCAGATGCCTTGTACAACATGACTGTGTTGCACATATTCAGCGTATCTTTCGCTTGTTTTCGGAAGCTATGCACTACACGCTTCACGTTCTTGCTCTTATCAGCCTGTACAGCTTCCTCAGCGAGCCCCCGCCTTGCCATGTATCGGAGTCCTGGTTCCATATTGTCGATAGCATCCTGTGCTGCTTCATTCAGCATTCTTTCAGCTGCAGTCTGACTTAATCCAGACATCTTGGCAATCAGCCGGATATTTTCCTGATTAAGCTTTCCAATCTCAGCCAGCTTCTGCATCAGCCACCTGTCAGTATCAATGGGTTGTTCCCACCCCTGCAGATGTCTGGCAATGTTCTGTAATATTTGAGCCTCTAAATCAATATAGATGCCATCCACAGGTTCTGCAAGCTGTTGGTTCTCCAGTATATTCACAAACTACCACCTACTCCTTATCGCCTGGATCAGGCGTTTTGCCACTCTTAGAATCATCGGGGTCTTGATTCTCCTCACCCTCTTTTTCTTTGGGTGAATCGTCCTCCTCGTCCAGTTCATCATCATCTCCTCCTGTCCAGTCAATATCCTGTCCTGTAATTTGATTGTCTTGCCTGATTCGTTCTAATTCTTCCTGAGCTTCCTGTTCAGAGCACTTGTTAATCTCCATGATTGCAGTAAGCTTGGAACGAAGACCTGCATTCACAAGCTTAACATTCTTATCAATGAGTGAGTTGCTATCCTCAATGATAGAATCGTCAAAATCCACTGTCGCATCAATAGCTCCGCCTGTATCAAGAAACGATACCGCGCGGACCATATTGATAATTACATCAGCTATCACAATGCAGTGCTTCTGTCGATTCTGATAGAGATCTGACTTGTCTGAGATAACCTCTGTCGCGGTCTTGACTCCTCCAGAGTCATACTTGTACCTGCCGGCACCCATGCCTACCTTTAGGCTCAGCAGATCTAATGATTTCTGAATACCAAGCTCATGCTCCTGCGCACGAATTGACATATCGACTTCGGTCAGTTGATTATTGCCATTCTTATCTTCTGGGAGTAAATAGTACACCGTATCGTCTGGGTCGAATGTCGGAGAAGATATTCCATCCGCCTCCATCTGCCTTCTCGCCATGCTGATTGGCACCATGATTCGTTTTCGACCTAAGACGAACTCGTTCATGTAGCTGTCGTAGATAAGGTCACAGCCTTTCACCTCGTCAATTCCGTTCGCATATACGGATACTCCGAGCGGGCTGTCCAAATCTATGTTATTACAGATATTCGGCGTTATAATCTGGAATAACGGCTCTGCGCCCTTTGTAAATACCAGCTCTTCAATATCCTCCGGGGCTTCAATCTCTTTCCCGCTTTTTGCATCAATATAGACATTTTCAATGTAATACTGATCTTTTTTTTCTCCGTCATCAACCTTCCCGAATCGATGCATCTGTAAATAGATGACTTCTTTCCCATTCAACATCTTCACTGTTCCAAACGCACACTCTGTAATATCCCCATTATCCCAAGACATCGGGTATATCATATCGGCACGAATATAATCAATAATCACCTGACCATCTGCATTTAGATACTCCACAAAAGCTCCTGTACCTAGAGCAAAAGCTTTTTCTATAAGCCGATTCCCTTGTACGCGAAAATTATTGTAATTTAAAATTTCTGCCAGACGCTTACTGTATTTTCCTGCTTTAATAGCCACCTTCTCATTGAGCAACAAGTTCGCCCAGTCCTCACAGACTGTTTTCGCCATTCCCAGTTTATAGCGTTCCTGATTTGTCATTATGGCTCCATTGTATAGCTTATAGCGATGGAACTTCTCAACGTCGTTCTGATACCACTCCAGCCATTCATCAATATGGTCATATGTTTCATCTGGTACTGCGGGATATCCTCTATGTACCAGATACTCTTTCACTCTCTTATATGTGCTATCTCTCACGTTTTCCACCTCCTATGCTGCAATATACATGATTTCGTCCTGTATACTCTCAGTGCTGTATTCCGTGCTGTCCAAACTGTCAACATTCATCTCACCATCATCCAGCCGCACATCCATGTTCTTTTTCTTTTCGTCATATACCGCCTCTTCAAACGCAGCAATGATATGTGCACAATGCTTCATAACTTTCCATCTGTGCTGCGCTATCAGGCTGTTGTAGAATGCTATTCGGTCATTGATTGGACCCTTAAGTGCATTCTTAATATCAATCACAACATGCTCCTGAATACAGGCTGTCTCAAGCCCGGATATAAGCGTCTGCTCTGCACTGTCACAATATGCTTCATATACTTTGTACTTCGATTGAGCTCTCCGGACAAAATCAATGAAATCGTCCTGAAGCTGTTTTGGATTGATGCGCTTCTTGCAGTAATACTCATCTAATACAACCACCTGCTTGAACCCTTTTGTGAATCCCGTCAGTGTAAAGGAATGAGCCGACTTCGTACCTCCGAAATCGACTCCGATCACTGCATACATAATCTGATTATCTTTAAGCCACTTTCGGTCAACAAGATAATCTTTCGTGTAATCGGCAAACTGTTGATAGATAAGCCCGTCCGCTGCAACCCATTTTCCAAGAATAAAACGCTTGTAGAATACACTGCCATGTGGCCATGCGTTCTTGTATTCTTCTTTACGCTTCGGAGAAATCGAAAAGTTATCATCCATCGTAAAATGCAAATGATACACTTTTTTCTGCTTCATAGCCTCTCCTGTCAGATACTCCTCGCGGATGAAATGATGCGGTCCCGCCGGGTTGCAGTTCATCCAGAACTTCCAACCATCCACTGAACATCTGGCAATTGCCTGATCTACAAAGCTCTTCGGGAATAATGCTGCTTCATCAAGATACGCGCCGGCGGCAGTTAATCCCTGCAGTGCATCCTGCGCCGCTTCTGTGTTTGCACCATACAGATAATATGCATTCGTTCCAATCTCCAGCCTTGCATCCGTACCCGATCGAATATATTCATAAGACCATCCCCATGCTTCCAATATCTGAAGCATCGGTCTGACCACATTTTTCTTCAACGCACCCATCGTCTTTCCGGCTAAAATAAACGACTCTCCAGAGAACATTTCTTGTGACCAAGTTAGAAAGCCAATAACACAGGCAATCGTCTTGCCTGATCGGATGGATCCATCTGCAATCACGTAATTATTCTCCGAAGTTCTGACCATTGGTCTCCACCAGTGAATCAGTCTCTGCTGTTGCGGAGAGAATGGCTTAAAATTAAACTTCGCCGGTCTCTTCTTCCGCCTCGGCATCTTCCTCTTCCTCCTCTTCATCATCGAACAGATTATCCAGGTCTTCCTGTGTTGGTCTCATAGCTTTTAGGAAATCACGGATATTCTCGTCCTGATTGTCCGTGTCACCAAGCTCTTGATCTCTGGCTCTCTTGGCTCTATCTGTTCGAATCTTCTGTTCTTCTAAATCAGCCTCAGACATTTCCGTCTGTCCGACGGTCTTCATGATTGCCTGATATGCTTTCACGTCTCCCAGTAACGCCATCTGAATCATAGCCATTGCTATGACTTCCTCGTAGGTGCTCTCGCCACCATCTGACCGTAATATATCTGATAGACCATCAACTTCCACCTGCATAGTTAATAGTCTGTTCATCGTATCCCTGAGAGCTGCTTTTCTGCGCCTGGTCTCACCACTTTTTTTTCCACCCCTTGAACGCATTTCTCTCTCTTCGCTCTCACTTCGATTGCCTTTTCCGTATGGAATTAAGTTTTGTTCATTCGCCACTTCACCACCTTCAATTCTGGTTTATTTTATCGCAACGAAAAGAACGACCTGTCACCAAGCCGTTCCTTCTAGGTTTTGTATGTACTTCTTGAGGAAATTGAAAAATTGGAAATCGTCTTTCCGTTCGTCTTTCGACGATATCATAATACCACATGTACTACGGACATTCACGGACATCTTTTTCCGGAAGCTGGAAATGAGCCAATGCTTTTCCGTGGATCCTGCGAATCTGCCTCTCAGAATAACCCATGGTTTCTGCAATCTCATACCACTCCATACCCTTGATATACCGGTAGAACAATACATCATCCTCATTCCTTGATCTAAGCTTCTTGATTCTCCTTGCAATGTCCTGATACGTCATAATCCTCAGTCCACGTTCTCTCTTGAGTTCATCAATCAATCCCTGGATACGTGCCACCTCTCCGGACAGATCTCCCTGCCCTCCGGATCCATGAGTCATGCCGTCATAATTAATCGCCTTCGCGGACATCATCATTTCACGTAGCTCCTTGATTTCTTCCGAGATCCGGTTGACCCTTCTCGCATGATCCTTATAGCTCCGGAGGTATTCCTTCTTCTGTTCGTTCTCTGTTTTCACTTCCTGCTCCATGTCCTATCTCCTCCCCCTGTATCAATCTTGTTCCTTTTCGCCTTCTGCCTTGCCAAATATCCCAATATGCTGTAGCATGCCCGTGTCCGGAAGCGTCTGCTTGTTTCTTCCATTGGTGGCTTTTCCGCCATCTGGTTACGGTCTAATATGGCATCGAGGCGCTGGTCTTTACTGATGTGCATTAGCATCATCTCCTTTTGCTTTCATAGCTTTTTCCACTCTACCAAGAAGTTCTTTCGCCTCTATCACGTCCGGATCTGTTTCCTCCAAGTAGAATTTATCGCAATTATCAATAAGTTTTTTCAGGATTTTATATATTAATTTAATGAGCATCGTCCTCAACTCCTTCGTCGTTTTGTCTGTTCTCTTATCTCCACACTTTTCTGTAGCATTCTCGATGAAAAAATATTTCAGTTTTTCTCTTTGTCTTCACATATTCGACACCTTCAAGATCTTCGTCCTCCCGGATGACTTCATTGCATCCTGGGCAAATAACTGGTGTCTTATGGTTCTCAACCCATTTTTCTATCTTACTTTTTTTCTCTGCCTTGCTTAAGTAGTACATCACTTCACACCTCCTGTCGTATCTTCCGGATCCTTGCTTTCAGACTCTCCATGACCCAGTTCTGCACATCGTCCTTCTTCTCCAGAGCCAGCATAACGTCCTCGTCTCTCGTCCCGCTGCTCACCAGATGATGGATAATTACTTTTTCCTCCTGCCCCTGTCTGTGCAATCGTTTATTCGCCTGGGTGTATAGCTCATAGTTCCAGGTCAGCCCGAACCAGATCACATGGTTCCCACCCTGCTGCAGGTTCAATCCATAGGCACTGCTTGCCGGGTGTGTCAGCAGCACATCGACCTCATGACGGTTCCACGCATCCTCGTCTTCTGTCGTGTGCAGCTCTCTCACCCGGAGTTTTAATTTTTCCAATGCCTTCATGATCCGTATCCTGTCATGCTGGAAATTATAAAATACCAGGACTGATTTTCCCTGCAGGCTCTCGATCAGCTCCAGAAAAGCCTCGATCTTACAGCTATGGATTTCATGTACCTCGTGGTCCTCATCGTAGATTGCACCATTCGACAGCTGTAACAATTTATTACTCAAAGCGGCTGCACTGGTCACACTGATCTCATCCTCGTCTTCTGGAAGTGCGAGCACCATTTTCCGTTCCAGATCTTTATAGGCTTTCTCTGCTTTCGTGTCCAAAGTCACCGGCACTTGATGATAAATGATATCCGGAAGCTGTAAATAATCCTCAGCTTTCATGCTGATGCAGATATCTGATATCTTAGACAGAATACTTTCTTCGGTCCCCGGTTTTGCTTTGTAGTTATACACGATATTCTGTCCCCGGTCTCCCGGGTCGAAATATCGTTCCCGGAACTGTGTGTATCGTTTTCCAAGCCTTTCGCCACCATCCAGCAGAAATATCTGGCTCCAGAGATCTTCTAATCCGTTCGGGGAAGGTGTTCCGGTCAGCTCCACCATCCGGGTGATATGGCTGCTCATGCTTGCCAATGCTTTGAACCGTTTCGCCTTATGGCTCTTGAACGATGAGGACTCGTCCACAATCACCATATCAAACGGCCATGCCTGTTTATAATAATCCACCAGCCAGCATACGTTTTCACGGTTGATGATATAAATATCAGCCGGTGTATTTAACGCCCGGATCCTTTTTGCCTGGCTCCCAAGTACCTGTGATACCCGAAGCATTTTGGTGTGCTCCCATTTATCCTTTTCCTTCGTCCAGGTTCCCTCTGCTACTTTCTTCGGTGCGATCACCAAGACCTTTCTGACCTGAAAGCGGTTATATTTTAATTCCTTGACTGCTGTCAGTGTCGTGATTGTTTTTCCAAGTCCCATGTCCAGGAACAGGCCAATCTTATGTATCTCAATGATTTTCTGAATGCAGTGCGCTTGGTATGCATGTGGTCTAAATTCCATTTCGCATCTCCTCCAAAAATCTCTTCACGTCTTCCAGTCCATACAGGATCCGGACATCTTGTCCTAAATCCTTAAGCTTCTTGATCTGCACATTTTGCAGACTGGATAATCTTCCGGTCTCTGTTTTCAGTTCGATGAATTTAGGCACTCTTCCCGGAAGTACCACGATCCGGTCCGGCACCCCATCATTTCCAGGGCTCACGAACTTATACGCCCTGCCTCCCAGTTTCCGTACACCGTCCACCAGTTTCTTTTCAATTTCCCGCTCCAGCATTTTGCAACCCTCCCGTTACTGTTCCTCGCGTACGCACGTATATGTACCCCTGTATTATGTACGTTATGTACGCCATATATATTTTTTATTATTTATTTCTACTCTCATATATAAAATATGGCAACATTGGCAACATAATATAGAAAAGCCTTTATTTTCAGTGGTTTCCCCGTTTCCAAATCCGTTGCACTTTTAAATTTTCTTTTTCAACATTGGCAACATGCTTATTTTTCGTCCGTTGCCACGTTGCCATTCAGTTGCCGTTATTTTTCTACTATGTCAACATTTGTGGCAACGCGTTCAAACCCTTTTTGGATCCCGTGAGGGCCATATCTCCGCTTTGACCGATTCGGTTTCCATCCTTTCAGACTGGATAAAATCTGATTGATTTCCCGGCTGTCCATGCGTTTCATGTACTTTGCCTCACCCCCAAAGCACTCGGTCCATATCTCCAGGGCGCACACTTTATCCCTGTCCACAAGCTGTGTATTTTCATCTAATCTGAGGTTCCCATTCCAATACAGGCGTCTCTGGAACAGGTCTAGAGAATCCCAGTTTGATGGTATTTTTCGTTTCAGGAATTCACGGATAATCCCTTCCTTCCCGGAAGACTCCCTGTGGCTCTCCTGCATCTCTACAGCCATTTCTTCCTCTTCTCTGGACATATATAAGGGCTCTCCCATTTTCCAGTGCATGTAAGCCTCTGCCCATATCTGGTCCACTTCCTGCGGCAGTTCGTTCCACACGGATTTCTTTGCCTGGTGCACCCCGACATCCACCGGCCAGAACCGGCGGTTTCCAGTCATATCTTTCAAAAACTCTTCCTCATTGCTCGTGCCGAAGAACACACACCGTCTAGGATATTTATTCGTTCTGCGCCCGTAAGCAGCGCGGTAGATGTCGTCCGTCTTACTTAAGAACTGCTTGACCGCATTGGTCTCTTGCTTGGTCATGGCCGTCAGTTCCCCGACCTCATTGATCCACGTTCCCTGTATCAACTCCGCGGCTTCCTTACCTTCGAAACTGGTCAAGGAATCCGAGAACCATTCCTTTCCAAGAATACTTAAGAATGTACTCTTTCCAATTCCCTGCGGTCCTGTAAAGATTGGCATGTAATCATATTTCACTGCACCGACTATGGCTCTTGCGACTGCAGCACACAAGGATTTCCTCATGACTGCATGCGTATAAATGTTATCTTCTGCGCCCAGATAATCCGAAAGCAAAGTGTCGATGCGCTTTTTTCCGTCCCAGGTCAGTCCTTTTAAATACTCTTTTACATCATTGATCTTGTTCTGGCTGCTCACGATCAGAAGGGCGCTGTCCAGCTTGTCCCTTCCGGTAATCCCGTAGAACAGCTCCATGTAGTTATAGAATCCCGCATCGTCTTCGTCTTTCCATCTGCGCTTTCCTTCCTCTTTGCTCCACGGCACTTTGCCGAGGATAAGTCCACAGCTGGCAAATTCATCCGTCACGATCTTCCCTTTTAACAGCGGGTCATTTTCCAGTACCAGTACTACATTATTGATGGTCTTGGCTATTTTTCCATTCCCATCTCTTGTAAGCCGATCCAGCCACGCAAGGTCCAGTTCTTCCGGCTGTTCTACCTGTTCATAGGAATTCTGTGCCTTTTCAAATGTTTCCTTTGCGAGCAATGCGGATACCGCTTTATCGTTGCTTGCAAGCTTTGTCATGGCCATAAAGGACGGCAGTTTACTGTTCGGTGTTCCTTCTTTCGCCTCTTGGTCCAGGTCTCCGAATTTATGCAGCCGGATCAGATCAAACGCATTGACCAGTAACCCGGAGCACGGGTCTGTTGCATGGTGGCTGTATAAGAATATGTCGCCGTCATAAACGATAGCACCGCCAATGGTAGAACCGCCTGTGTAAGTGTATCTGCCCTCCATGACCGTAGGCTCATACATTCCCGGAATGAACTTCTCCATTGCCTGAGTGATGCTGTAGGTCCTGCAGAATGCTCCGATGATTCCCTTCTTTTCTGTCGGGTCTTCCTGCTTTGCAAGTCTGCGTCTTTCCACAGCATCTGTTCCCGGTACCTGTGGCCATTGTGAGATATCCGTCCAGTCTCCATACATCCCAAGGAGCCCTTCCAGACTGCAGAACGGACGGTCATATACCTCACAGACATACTCACTGTCTCTGCAGCAGCTCGGCCAGTACATCAGTCTTGCCACGTCAAATGTCGTCGGATCACAGAATTCGATTCCGATCAGGGACGCAAGCTTTCTTGCTGCAGGCTCATACTCGTCAGCCGATGCAGTCCTGTCTAACGGTACTATGACTCTTAACCTCGGCTTGTACCCACAATGCTTTCTGGTACTGTAAATGGCTGCATTACAGCCTAACCCTGCCACGCGCTTCAGGATATCCTCGGTCCTTCCTGCCGGAATATTGTCCAGGTCCAGTGTCAGAAGGTCTCTCCCTTCTACATAAGCTGCCTTTCTTATATCTCCGGCAAAGACTCCTCCTACAAAACCGCCCACGTCCTTTAGCTCGTCCTGTTTCACTTTTGCGTAGCTTAAATACTCTTCCAGCGTTTCTGTACTGCGTACCGGAGTCTTTAATTTCTCCACGAACTCTGCCCATGTAAGCTCTGTTCTCGGCCAGTGTTTAGTTTTTCGTGTTCCTGCCATACTGATCAGCAGCATTCTGTTATTTTCCATCTTCCGGCCTCCTAGTCTTTCATATAATAGCTACTTTCAAATCCTGCACCTTTTAATATCAATCCCGGTGCCCATGGTATCGGTTCCGCCATCAGATCACAGATCTCTTCGACTGTCGTATCCATCGGCGCATCGATGATGACCTCATCATGCACATGGAATACGACCTGTAATCCCTTTGCGTCAATTCTTCTTAAAGTCTCTGCCAGACAGTCCCTTGCAATCGCCTGCACAATGTTTTCCGTCATTTTTCCACCATAGGTAGAGGTCACTTCCCATTTTCTCGTCTGCTGTCCGACCGTATAGTAATGGATCGCCATCTTCCCGAACTGATTCTCTTTGAGGAACGGTCTCGGGTAATATAACTTCCGCCCGCTCGGGAGCTGAACGGTCAGAAAATTCTGCCCATATACGATATCGCTCTCAAGATTAAAAATGAGATTGTAGATTGCCTGTGGCCGAGCAGTCTGCATAGCTGCAAGAGCTGCCTCTTCGACTGCATACCACAAGTCACGGATCCGCGGGTTCGCACTTCTCCATCTTTGGACAATATCCGGAAGTTCCTCTTCTGATAGTCCCATATTTAGCGCGCCCATTGCAATCAGTGCGTTAGAGCCTCCCTGGTATCCCAGTGCAAGGGTCGCTACCTTTCCTTTCTGTCTGAGAGCGTATTCGGGGTTCCCTTTTGCAATCTTTTCAATAGGTACATGGAACATCTGAGATGCAGTAGCCTCGTAGATCTTCCCGTGGGTGGCAAATACCTCATTGACCCATGTCTCTCCTGCCAGCCAGGCTATGACTCTGGCTTCAATCGCAGAAAAGTCCGCAACCACGAATTTATTTCCTTCTGATGGGATAAACGCTGTCCGAATAAGCTGTGACAATGTATCTGGCACGTTCCCGTATAAGAGCTTGATTCCGTCATAGTTCTGAGCCTTTACAAGTTTTCTTGCATAATCCAGGGACTTGATATAGTTTCTCGGAAGGTTCTGCATCTGCACCAATCGTCCCGCCCATCGTCCTGTCCGGTTCGCGCCATAATACTGTGTAAGTCCTCGCACTCTGTCATCGTTTCCTTTCGCTACGTCCATAGCCACATACTTTTTGATTGACGTCTTTCTAAGTTGCTGCCTAATTTCCAGCGCCCGTCTCACATTGTCCGGAAGATTGTCAGCTAACTTTTCTGTTACAGTTGCCTTCTGCAGGTTGTCCATTTCCACCCCGTGTTTATGGATCCAGTCCAGTAACTGTGTGGAGCTATTCGGGTTATCCAGTCCCGTTATTTCTTTCGCTTCAGCCTCAAGAAGAATTGTACTTTGCTCATTGACCTGTAAAGCACCCCGGATCAGTTCTGAATCCACCTTTACCCCAAAAGCGTTCATGCGGATATCCATCTGCCATAATTTTTCTTCTTCGTCCGGTACTGGAAATGCATCCAGTCTTGCCAGAATAGCACTCTCTGTCACAACGTCTTGCCGGCAGTATTCTTTGAATAACTCCCATTTTTCCGGTGCATGCTTCGGCAGGTTCCATGAGCGATTTCCATTGCTCTTCGTCGGTTTGCAAGGTACACAAAAATACCGGATCAGGGCTTTTCCCGTTGCAAGCTTTCTTTTGTCTTGCGGAAGTCCGATTGCTTTTCCAGTAGCGTCCAGTCCTGCAGTATATCCGCAATAGAGCCCGTGGATCATGGTACATCTCCACTGCGCAAGAGGTGTCTTATAACCGGCGCGATTCAGACAGTACCATTCGAATGCTGCATTATACGCATGTTTTACAATACGTGGATTTTTCAAATCCTCCGCTATTGTTTCTGGTATCGTCTCCCCCTGTGCAAGGTCTATGATCTGAACCTCTTCGTTGTCATATCTATACGCGAACAGAAGGATCTCAAAATCATTAGACTGTGCATACCGGTATAATCCAGCCTTTCCAATATCAACACTGCTTTTTGTTTCGATATCTATACTTAAGTGTCTCATCATGTTCTCCTTCTGATAGCTGAAGAGGGCAATACGCCCTCTCCCTTATTACATTGGTAAGCCCGTGATCGGATTGATTCTCCGTGCGCTGCCAGCAACAGGCTGTGATGCTCCTGTAACTGGCTGAGCGTTTGTCACGCCTGTTCCGAATACTGCAGATGCTTTCGGCATGCTTCCTCCGAGTACCTCTCCGTCTTCCAGTTTCTGTACCGGTCCCAGTCCGCAGCCGATTCCTTTCTTCCCTCCGAACATATACGGGAAAAAAGTCACATTGACACGTCCGTACATTCCGCTGTATACCTCAGACTGATTAATGATCGGGTTTCCCGTTGCGTCTACGATTTCCGGCGGATAATCTGCTATTGCTGATGCTGTAAATACCCAGTGTCCTTTACACTCTGGTCCAAATGCCATTCCATCAGATGGTCTCACTCCGTCTCCATCATAGACAGGAGTCGGAACGATCGGCGGGCAGACTCCGTTCCATTTTTCAGAAATGCCCTTCTGCTTCGCAGCTTCAATGGCTGCATCGATTCTCGCTTTGGTATCCGCATCACTCTTCGGAACCAGGACCGTTACCTGATACTTTTCTTCCTGCCCCGGCCGATATGCATAAGGCTTATATAAATGTACAAATGAAAATCTTGCTCTTCCTGTTGTTACATTACATAAATTATCCATGTTAGTTTTCCTCCTTAAATGCCTGTTCGGCTGTCACTCTGTTCGTAATTGCTTCTCTCTTATCCGATTCTTTCACCAGTGTCGGCTTTCCTGGTCTCTTCTCAATAAATTCTCCGACTGCTTCCTGGAATTCTTTCTTTCCGACCATTTTTTCCACCTGTGCAAGAGTCAGCGGTTTCTTTTCATACAGCATCTCTTCCGGGGATACTCCTGTGCTGATCAGTTTCTCAAATGCGTCGTCCATGTTCGTCCAGTCTCTTGTGCTTCTTCCCTCTACTGCCTTCCATCCGGGAACTTCTTTTCCTGCAAGACATTCACTTAACGCCCACTCCTGCAGATCTTTCTGATACTTAACGACGTCCTGTAATTCCAAAAGCCTTTTTCCTGCCTCTTCCACGCTGATCAGTGGTGGCAATTCGCCAATATCGAAAGCCTTCTTCACGTTATAATCAGATCTCGCCCTGCACTGCGCCTTTGCACGGCAGAACCTGCACGCTTTCTCGTCCGGATGATATTCCCCTTTTCCTTCAATGGCGAGTGCTGCCTTTTCTTTGACCTTTTCACCGAAGTCCAACAGCTCCTCTCGTGAGCAGGACCATTCCGATACGTGGTCGATACGCGGCTGTATGATTGTCATCTGGATATTTGTTATCGGATACAGCATCTTGTAGGTGTTATAAGCGCCCAGTGCATACAACATCATCTGTGGATTCTGTTCTGCATCTACCTGTACCCCTTTTCCGTACTTGAAGTCGAAGACGTGCACCGTATTGCCATACACCATTACACAGTCTGCAGTGCCAAATCCTTCCGGGATCCAAACACTTAAGTCTAACTTCTGCTCGATTGCAACATACGGCGCTGACGTCAGATTGAGGGCTGTGACCTTCAAGTACTCTAAGTATTCATCAGTATACCGCTCCATCTCGTCCTTCCAGAGTTCATCTTTTTTCAGCTTATTGACACTTGTCGTATATTTTCTCTTTCCAAAATCTGTAGTATAAAAATAATGCCGTACCTTTAACTCTGCCAGTTCATGCGCCAGCGTACCTTCTCTTGCTGCTTCCGAAGTAGAGTCCGGAAACTGTTCTTCCAGCTTTGCACTTGGCGTGCACACCAGCCAACGGTGTGCACCTGACGCGCTTAAAAGCGCATGTGCTCTCCCTGCATGTCCCATTAGATATTTGCCCCCATTCCTCTAAGTGCTGTTGCAAAGTTCCCGTACATTTCTCTCGGGAGTGCCGGAAGCGCCTCCACGCCATAACTTGCAAGAAGTTCCTGCAGCTGATTCTGCATTCCTTTATCCATCAGCGTCATGGCTGCGTTTGCCAACTCGTCCAGCGAATATGTACGCTCCGTTGTCGGCACTGGAGACATTGCCGGCTGTGCCGGTGTGACCGGAACTGTCTGCTCTGCGGGAGTTGTCTGTACGAGTGTGGCTGGCGCCGGCTGCGCAACAGGTGTGACCGGTGCTGACTGTACGGGCGTAATCGGCGTCACGGGTGCTACTGGCGTAACAGGTATGCTCTGTGTTTGTGCGGGTACCTCTTTTTCTCCCAGGCTGACTGGGACTTTCTCAGTACCGAGAAATTTTTCTGCGAACTCCTTCATATCCTCAAAACTATCAAATGTAACTGTAATCTGTGCCATTATGCATTACCTCCTAATTTTTCAAGCCCTGCCCGGGCGATATTTATGAATTCCTCCTCAGTGAGGCTGATTCCCTTTGTCATCTTGGTATGGTCATCGGACCACCCTCTAATGTCAAGCTTTGCTGGATTCCCATACCAACTGATCAGATTCAACTCCTTGTGATAGACATCTGATTCACTCTCTTTTTCTAATGTCAGGATATTCTCCTGGATTTCATAATTAGTTGCCGTCATTGTTCTCTTCTCCTTTCCATCTTCTGTCCACCTCTTCCGGTGGTATTCCTAAATACGCTGCCAGCTGATACTTATTGATTTCATAAGAATTTTGTGTGTTGCCGGCTTCCTTGGCTGTAACTATAGTCCCAAACGTCCAGATACCTCGCTTAATTCGTTCACGGACCTTTTGAGGTCCACAGCCTATGACTCTGGCTGCTTGACTGGAATTTAATATATCCTGCATCTACTCACCTCCCTGTTTCTTTGTTATTAGAATATTGTTCATACTTATTTTGTGACTTCGTTTCACTCGAACCTTTTTCTTTCTTAAAGCTTTACCCTCCGTCTTTCCAGTAAAATGATTGAAGTTATATCCCGGCATTGCCTTTTCCTCCCTAATCTCCTATACTTCTTTTACAAGGTATTACCGTACCTGAGTACTAAAAGAAAGGAGACTACTTATGACTAATATTTACGCCTGCCTGTGTGGTAAATGGGTTAATCTTTGCGACGATGAAAAATGTGTAATGGGGAATCATATGTCTTCACCTCGTGTTTGGTGGGAAGAAAATGCATCTATCTATGCACCTACTACCCGAGACCCTGAACTCGTCGATAGTTACTATGGTCTTGACTATCTTCATATTTTTTACAAGGGCAAAGACTATCGAATCAACCCAATTTTTATCCAAATTGTGAACGAATAGTTTTTTCCACACGTTCTACATCGGTGAGTTCGAGTGTCCTCTTGGATTCACCGATTAACCGGTTAAATTCATTGTCCATACCTTCCCGTAACTTAATCCATTCAAAATAGGAAATTCCCTTTAATGCTTCGATGTATTTCTCCACTTTATTCATCTCCTACGGTTTGTACTTGTTTTCCTCTAATCCTATTCCGCTTACTCCAATGTGAATTGCACAATCCTTTATTTCAAATACTGTTGTTATTGGCACACCTCCTACATACTGTGAAGTCTGCCCCACCGGCTCTCTCATACATTTTCCGCATACCGGACAATAATTTGCTTCCTCTGCGAGTTCTGTAAAACACGCTGGACATAATCGTTGCATTCTACTCACCTCAATTCTTCTCCACTTCCTGCACATATAGTTCATCTCTTGTGATAAGAAGCGACCATTTTCCATTATTAAATTCCAAATCAATACGGCTCACCATAGACAATTTCTCGCCATTCAATAAGTAAATTCCTTTTTCTGTATCAATATGAATTGATTTAAATGGTTTTCTTTCCACTGTCTCAGGCACTTTCTTCACCTCGCATTATTCTTTTAGAAAATACTCAATGCTCACCCCGAAGTAATTCGCAAGCTTATGCAGCTTATCAATCTTAGGATTGCTTCGTCCTCTTTTCCAATCTGATAAAACAGATTGAGGAATTCCAGTTTCTTTTGATACTGCGTAAGCTGTTTTGTTATTTTTAACTAATAACTCAGCAAATTTTTCGTACAAAATCACACCTCCTTATCTTGCTAGTACTATTGCAGATACTACGGAATTGTGATATACTCAGTTTGTCAGACGAAGTATTAACAATTCCGTAGTATGCAAAGGTTTTTATCGAATTTCCTTTGCATATCCATACTATACTATGCATTTCCGATAATGTCAATGTATATTTTCGGTTTTTCTTAGTATTGTCTGCGGTTTTATGAAAGGTAGACAAATTATGTATGAGATTTTTGAACAATTATTACAAAAATATGGTTTATCAGCTTATAAAGTTTCAAAAGAGACTGGCATTACCCAGTCCACATTAAGCGATTGGAAGCGCGGTCGAAGCACTCCCAAAACCGAGAATATGAAAAAAATTGCTGATTACTTTGGCGTAACTGTAGATTATTTAATGACAGGAAAAGACAACTTGAAGAAAAAAGCGCCAGAGTTGACAGCAAAAGACAATCGCGACATTGCAAAAGACATGGAAAGTATCCGCACAAAACTATTAAACGGTGCAGATGGTCCTCTCTCCTATGACGGAGAACCGATTCCAGAAGAAGATGCCGAATTGCTTCTCGGGCAAATCGAGCTGATGATGCGCCGACTGAAACCTATCAACAAGGAAAAATATAATCCAAACAAAAATAAGAAGTAGGTGTTGGGATTTGAAAGCACATGATGTTAAGCGATTAGTTGCTTATTATGTCAAAAAATATGAAACACGAAATCCATTCGTGTTGGCGGAATATCTGAATGTAGAAGTCCAAATTGGACCGCTCGGAAGTCGTGCCGGATGTTATATGTTTCTCAAGAATCACAAGTGTATATTTCTGAACGAAGATTTGTATGAACACGAACGCACTCTTGTCATGGCACATGAGCTGGCGCATTCAATCATGCATCGGAAAGAAAATTGCTACTTCATCCGAAATAAGACTCTGATGCTGACTTCCAAGATAGAGATTGAAGCCAACACATTTGCAGCAGAGCTATTAATTCCAGATAAATTAATAGCTGACAATCCCGGTCTTACCAAGGCTCAAATTGCTTGGTTGGCTGGGTTCGATGCACGAATTATGGAATTCAAGAGATAATTATATGGTATAACCGCAATAGCGATTATATAAACTTACTTGATTACAAAGAAAAAAAGGAGGGGTTTGATGGGACTACGCTTTCGAAAAAGTATTAAGATTGCCCCAGGAGTTAAGATTAACTTCAACAAGAAAAGCTCCAGCATTACATTTGGCGGAAAAGGAGTCCATTATACAATGAACTCAAAAGGAAAAAAGACCGCTTCTGTCGGAATCCCTGGAACAGGTCTTTCCTATACCAAATCATCTGGTGGTGGATCTAAAGCCAAGAAGCACACAAGTAACGGAGGTACGCAATCAATGTCTCAAAATAATTTTCAAGGACCTGGTTCTGATAAGAAATGGTATCAGAAAACAGGATGGATAATCGCATTATTAATTTTCTTCTTTCCAGTAGGCCTTTTCCTTATGTGGAAATACACCGATTGGAAAAAGCCAATAAAATGGATTGTTACCGCATTAATCCTTATTTGCGCTTTTATTGGCATAGCGTTTCCGGATAATCTGGAAAGTATCAATTTAAAAGCAAATTCAAAGGAAGCATATGATATTAATCAAAATGTAAAAATAACCGTAGCAACCACTCCAAGCGATTATGAACTGTCAAATGATGATTTTCAATGCTCCAGCGGAAATTTGAGTTATTCTAATGGTAAACTTTCCTTCTCGGCATCCAAAGCCGGATTATATAGCGTTTGGGCTGAACATAATGGAATAAAAAGTAATACATTATCTTTTAAAATCGAAGATAAAGCTGCTATCGCCAAAAAAGAACAGGAGAAAAAGGCTGAGGAAGAGCGAATTGCTACTGAAAAAGCCAAGCAAGAAGAGCAGGAACGCCTTGCAGCAGAACAAGCTGAAGCCGAAGCACAGGCTCAAGCTCAGGCTCAGGCTGAAGCTCAAACAACCTCACAAGCTCAAGAAAATAACGACCCTGTTGTTTACATAACACAAAGTGGTGACAAGTATCATCGAAGCGGATGCAGATATTTAAAAAAATCTAGTATTGAAAAAAGATTATCGGAAGTAAAAGGAAGTTATAGCCCTTGTGGAGTATGTAATCCTCCACAATAATATTAAACATAGAAACGCCGCCCCTGCGCCAACAGGAACGGCTCAAAGACTAATGCCCCGAAGGATACACCAGTACGTTCAATAATTAGTGTATCATCTTCGGACAGCTATCGCAAGCGGAACATCTGTTCTTTGCTGGCTGTTATTTTTATACCCATTTTTGTGCGACGTCGCACCAGAAAGGAGATGCGTATTGTGGGAAGGCGAAAGAAATACCCTAAACTACCGAACGGCTACGGCTCTATTAAGCGCCTATCCGGGAAGAATCGGACGAACCCTTATGGAGTTTACCCTCCGACCAAAGAATTCGATATAAACGGGAATCCTGTGTCTATAAAGGCACTCTGTTATGTTGACGATTGGTATAAGGGGTTTACGGTTCTGACCTGGTATAAGCATGGAGAATATTATCCTGGGAGGGAAAAAGAACTGACCGAATCCGGAAGTTCCGATGAATTGGGAAGCCAGGTCGCAAAAATTTTGAGTAAATACTCTCAGACTCAGCGTGAGGTTGCTGATCAGAAGACTTTTGAGGACATATTCAAAGAGTTTTATGCCTGGAAGTTTGGGAAAGAATACAATTTAAATCGTGAAAAACACTCTGCATCAGAAGCTGGATTTCGCTCTGCCTACAATAATTGTAAATCTTTACACGATAAAAGTTTTCGCTCTCTTGTTACAGCCGACCTGCAGAAAGCAGTTGATGACTGTCCGTTGAAACATGCGACACTCGAAAAAATAATTGTGCTATTTAACCAGATGTACGCTTATGCAGATGCAAATGATTTGTGTGATAAAAAGTATTCTGATTATGTAAAAATCAAATCAGAAGACGATGACGAAAAAGGGGTTCCGTTCGAAAACGATGAACTTGAAATTTTATGGAAAAATCAAGAAGATCCAGTTGTGGAAATGTTATTAATCATCTGTTACTCAGGATTTAGAATTTCTGAGTATATAGATTTAGAAATAAATTGGAATGAAAATTACCTTAAAGGAGGATTAAAAACTGATGCCGGAAGAAATAGAATCGTTCCTATACATTCAGCTATATTGCCTCTTGTAAAGCGAAGAATAAAACGAGACGGCGCTTTTTTAACTTGCTCCACCGGAGATTTCAGAACAGACATGTATGCTACACTGGAAAAGCTTGGGATTAAAAAGCATACTCCACATGATTGCAGGCACACATTCAGCAAGCTATGTGATGACTATTATGTGAATGAAATAGACAAGAAATTAATGCTCGGTCATTCGTTCCAGGATGTCACAAACAAGGTGTATCTGCATCGTAGTTTAGAACGGCTTAAAGAAGAAATCGAACGAATAAAAGTGTGTCGCTAACGTGTCACTAACGGTTCGTATTTATCCGTTTTAGTTCGTGCATATCCGAAACTATTGATTCCCCGCAAAATGCCTGTATATAGGGCATTTGCGGGTATCATTGCTTTATTTTCGCCGTTTTTAAAAAGCCTTAAATTTTAACTATTTCTTAAAGTTCTCATTTTTAAACTATTAATCCATTACTACTCACTTTCAGTCTCGGTACTCTCACTGTCTTCCGTTGCAATCATATCATCTA